CGTATTCTAAGAGTTTTCCTTTTGTGTCTTGCTGTGGTGTCTGTGTGGCTCCCGCGTCCGTTGCCGTCTTTCCTACTACTTCGGCCAAGTTTTTCGACTCTTCTGCCAAGTCGCATACTCGGCGATTATAGAGTATGTCCAGCTTGCCTTTTAATGACTGCGTTGAGAGAGTTGAGACATGTTGAGACTGTTGAGACGTTTTTTGTGATGGTTGAGTAGAGCTCTGGGGCGCTTTTTCAGAGAAGCGGTATCCGCAGTTTCTGCATAACCAGCGCTGAACCGCGCTTCCATCCCACAGATATCTTAAGCCATCCTTGAAGAGCCTAGAAGATCCGCATTCTGGGCATAGGGGGCTGGCGCCGGCGGAGCGGCTCATGCGCCCCGACTTACTGCTGTTAGTACCGGCTTCTGTGCCAAGTATGCGATTAGCCATTGTAGCCTGTTGTGTAAGTCCAGCCATTCCCTCTGTCACTGCTTCTGTCACGCTTCTGAGGTCGGTTATTTGAAGAAGAATTCGTCTCTGACGGTTTCGCTTACTTTGATGAGTTTTCGAGACTTGCAGAAGGATAGGATGCGGTTAAGCAACGTGTCTCCTTTATTGTTGAATTCCTTTTTGAAGCCAAGTCTGCCGATGGCTACACGGATTTCAACAGCTTCGCCGTCTCCTAGAACTTGGTAGAAGCCCTGCTTGTCTCCAGCATACTCCTCCAGAACTTCCCAATCTTCAACCAGATTGACCAAACGCTCACCTCTCAACTTCCATTTCGCCTTTTCCCTTCACCTTACTGAGAAAGTCCCTCACGGCATCTTTGACAACCTCAGCCCTCGAGGTATAGCCCAAATTTTGCCTTTGAAGGAAAGCGTCTACATGGTTCATGAGTTCTTTGGGGAGCCTCACCGTCGTATATTCTGTCATGTCTGTCACATTTCTGAATCATGAGGGTTTAAACTTAAAGCTTGTCTATGGAAAATGCTCAAACAACCAGTTAGGAGCCGTTGGCTTTTTGACACAGAAAAGTTTAAGTTTATGTGATTCATGACTGACTAATGTGAGTCTCATGTCAACAGATGAATACACAACTGTGAGGCTGCCGAAAGAGCTCATGGAAGAGGTAGACAAAATCTTGAAACGCGGGGTTATGGGATACAAGAGCAGGGCTGAATTCATAAAAGAGGCAATGAGAGAAAAGCTGAAGACGTTACCGCGCGAAGTTCTTGAACAGCTACCCCTTGAACACTTCAACATCAGCGAGAATGGCGTGCGAGTCTTGGATAGGAGCCTCGCAAACGAACACTCGAGAGGTCGCATAATAGATGTCTACTTCAGGCCAGAAAACGCCTGGTGCGAGTACTGCGAGTCCACCGACTGCCGCCACGTCAAATTCGCCCTAAGCCTGCCGGAAGTACGAAAAATCCTAAGGGAGAAGGGCTGGGAAATACGCAAAAAAATCAAGGAAATATAAGGTAAAAACGCTTAAAATATCGGACGACATCCGCAGAAAAATGACGGCAACTGTTGGAACGCTTATGGCTCAAACAGGCAAGATGCAAACATACCAAGACGCCATAGAAGCCATGGTACCACAAGTTAAATAACAAAACGCTATCAATTAATAGGAAATTGGTCAGAATCCTATGGCGAGAAGTAGTAAATTGGATGATAGGTGGATGCGTGACGCTATAGTTACTTTGAGAGGCGCCATAGAAAAGTTCAAACGTGGAGACGAAGGTGACTTTAAACAAGCTCTTATGATTGCAGACCATGCAACAGAGACGATAATGAGAAACTATTTGATTCTTAAGTGTAATGAGAATCCTCCCTATGATTACCTTTCACTATTGAAAAATGTTTGCAGCAGAACCAAGGCAACTCCAGACGTTGTAGAAACAATAGAGACGTTTCGCTTGGTCAGAGATGGTTTCAGTCATCAAAATATCAAAAGAATAGAAAAAGGATTGAAAGGAACTACTACAGGTCTGACCTTAGAAAGAAGTTATTTGGAAGATTACTTAAAAGCGGTATGTAAATTGTTTGAATATTTAGCAGGTGTAAAAATAAGAATATGAGGTAACTAAAGATGGCTAAGCAAAGAAAACTTTTCGAAGAGGAACACCAAAAAAAGAAACCAGAGGAAGTGGTTCTAGAAGACATAGTTATTCCGTTTTTGAGAGAAGATTTAGGTTATAAACTTGTTGACCCACGACTTCAAAGGGTACCTATCCGTTTTGGGAGGGAAACTAAATATGCCGACACTGTTGTCTATATCATAAAGAATGCCAAAAAGGTTCCTCATATAGTTGTTGAGTCTAAGGCACCTAATGAGCCTTTAGATTGGGAGCAAGCTGAATCTTATGCTCAAAGATTAAAAGCACTTTATTTTTTGGTTACCGATGGAAAAATATGGCATTGGTACCAAACTGGAGAGAGACAAGGAGAATCAAAAAGAATCGAAAAAGCTCCTATGCCACCAGTTTATTTAGAAAAAGAAGTGCTGATAGCATTTGAAGACCTCAATGAATTGCAGAGAGTGGTCGGTAGATGTCATGATATAATAAGAAACGCTGAGGGTTTTGACCCTACCATTGCATTTGACGAGATGAGCAAATTACTTTTCGCAAAGATGCAAGATGAGAGGGAAATTGAACAGGGCTTCAAGGATGATGAGGACAGAACACCAAAAAGCGATTATGAATTTAGAATAAGCAAAGATGAACTACCAGAAGACGTAGGCTCAAGAATCAAAAAAATATTTGAAAGAGCGAAGAATAAATATCCCGAAATTTTTGAAGGAACAACAGAGGATATAAAATTCATAAAATTAAGATTTCCGACTATCTTTCATATTGCTCAAATTTTGCAAAGCTACACTCTTCAAGAAACATCCATAGATATCAAAGGGGCAACTTATGAACAATTCATTAAAGGAACATTTACTGGTAAAGGTCTAGGTCAATTTTTTACACCGAGAGAAATTGTAGAATTTATGGTTGATATGGTTGAACCTAAAAGAAAGCATTTTACTTTAGACCCTGCTTGTGGTTCAGGCGGTTTTCTGATAACATCTATGGATAGAGTCTTTGATGAAATTGATTGGCTATATAGGCAAAGGGGTTTAGACAATCCTAGACAGGAAAAATGGCGATTTGCTACGACCCATCTTTATGGTGTTGACTTGAATGAAAGGATGACATGGGTAGCAAAAATGAATATGGTTATGCACGGAGATGGACATGGTGGCATTTTCACACATGATGGGCTAATGGATTCTGAGAGAATACAGCCAATACTTGACATTATCAAAACGAGAGATGGATTCGACATTGCCCTAACTAATCCACCTTTTGGAAGTCAGATAAAGAATCAAGACATTCTAACCAGATATGAACTTGGCAAAGGCAAAAAATCACAGCTCACCGAAGTCCTATTCATAGAGCGATGCTTGAAACTAGTTAAACCTGAGGGAATGCTAGGCATCGTTGTTCCCGATGGCGTTCTGAGCAACGTACATTTAGGGAATGTTAGAGCGTTCATAAGGGAAAATGCTATTATTCGGGCGATAGTAAGTATTCCAAGAGAAACATTTTTACCTTACGGTTCTGGCGTAAAAGCAAGTCTGTTATTTTTGCAAAAAAAAGATTTGGAAGGAAAATTAAAACAAGGTAAAGTCTTCATGGCTATAGCTGAAAATGTTGGTTATGATGCAACAGGTAGAGCTACAGGAAAAAACGATTTACCTAAAATCTTGGAATCTTATAAAAAACAAGAAGGATTACATCATGAAAATTCTGAGTGAAACTCCATTAATTATTACCATAGAGCCAGACCTATTGAGAAATATGGAAAATAGGCTAGATGTTGTTTTTTACCAGCCAAAATATCTGTCAGTTTATAATGTCCTAGAAAAAGCAAATTGGGAAATAAAAGAAATCAAAGAATTGTGTAAAGACCCAGTCCATAGAGGAAAGACACCAGAATATACGGACAAAGGCATTCCTGTAATAAAAACAATAAATCTAAAAAATTCAGAAATTGTTCTCGACCCTATTTCTTATGTTTCCGAAGAATTTTATGAAAAAAATGAAAGATGTGCAATTGAAAAATATGATATCTTGGTAGCATCTACTGGTGTTGGCTCAATAGGAAAAGTTGACATAGTAGAAAGTGACCAAAGACTTGTAATTGATGGGCACATATCCATTATCAGACTCAACAAAGAGTTGGTTAATCCTTATTATGTACTTGCGTTTCTAAGGTCAAAATACGGACAATTACAAGAAGAACAACGCATAAGGGGGGCTACTGGTCAGATTGAACTGTATCCTGAGGATATCGAGACCATACGAATACCTATTCCACGAGAAGAAATTCGGAATAAAGTCTCTGATTTGATAATAAATGTTTTCAAAGAAAGAAAACAGAAACTGAAGAAATCAGAAGAGTTACTTGAAGGGATAAATAGATTTGTGTTAGTTGAATTAGGTATAAAGCTACCAAAAGTTGAAGACGAACGAATATATTTAGCAGAGATAGAGAGTGAACTTTACAAAAGAATAGAGCCCCTGTTTTATCATCCAAAGTACATCAAAGCATTGGAAGCATTAAAGAACGGATATTTCCACCTCTTTTTTTTAGGTAAAATTTCAGAGTCTATTGTAAGCGGGGCAACACCACTAGCAAAGGGAAAAGATTACACATCAAAAGATAAAGGTGTACCATTTGTGCGAATAGTTAATGTCAAAAATGGCGAAATTAGCCTTAAAAATGTTTTGTACATCAAGAGAGAGATTCATGAAACCATGTTAAGAAGGTCTCAGTTAAAACCCATGGATGTTCTATTGTCAATTGCTGGTACAATTGGAATCACTGCAGTAGTTCCTGAATACATAAAGGAGGCAAATATAAACCAAGCCTTAGCTAGGATAAGATTAAAGGATACTATTATGATAAACGGAGACAAAGTCAGATTAAATCCTTATTATGTAGCTGCGTTCTTAGAAAGCCAAATCGGCAAAATGTTGACACAGAGATTTAGTCGCCCTGTTGTTCAAGCAAATATAAATCTGGAAGAAGTGAGTGCCATTGAAGTCCCAGTTCCTCCATCCACTATTCAAGAAAAAATTGCAAATGAAGTCAGAAGAAGAAAAAAAGAAGCAGCGAAATTACGGAAAGAAGCAAAAGAAATTACAAAGGAAGCTATGAGCGAAATTGAAAAGATAATCTTAGGAAAAGGATTCCAGTAGAAAGATTTTAATTCAACAACCTAGCCCAGCCTAAAAAGAAAAAAATAAGCTAGACCTTTAGAAGGATTTGATACATAAGCGTAACTATAGGTCCAAAATGTTAGCATAGATTTAACTATAAATAGTGATTGTAGAGAGTATAATCTGATAAGACATGCCAGTACTTGAGAGGGAAGTTATTTGAATCGATGGTTCATAGTGCATGACCTCTTGGCTTATAATCAACATCCCAATATGATTGGTAATATAGTTAAGAAAACAGGGATCCCAGAACCTAGATTCTCTGCGTTTGGTGATATTAAGAAAGGTGATCTTGTTATTTACTATGCCACTAAAGACTATGTTGTTGTAGGAATATTCGAAGTTGTCTCTGACATAATACATCTTACTGATGATGAATATTGGAAAGAAGACATGATTTATAAGATAAAACCTCATGAAATGCCTCCAGTTGGGAATTATCTAGACTTCAAGAAACTGATTAGAGACCCTAGCGCATCCTTTGACTTGTTTCCAAACAAGAAGAAATGGGGACAAGCCCTTCAAGGCAAAACTTGTAGACTACTTACAGAAAGAGACTTTCTTACAATTCGGGAAGCTTTGTCCAAAACTAATTACTTAAAGAGCATTGATGAAACGAAGGCAACAGTAACTAAATGGCATAAGAAATATGGAAAGAAAACCATTGGAATCGCAGGAATTGAAGCAGGAAGACATCAAAGAGCTATAGATAAATGGCGACTTGAAGAGGAAGGGAAATTCGGTCTTTTCAAGCCGAATATCAAGACTAATACGGTTGACATCAATGAGATACTTCCGAAAGGTATCTGGTTGAAAGAGAACACAAAATACGTAGATGGACTTGCTAAGTTGGAAATTGGTGGTCAACCTATATATCAAAGCATCTTAGAAGTGCAACACAAGGGATCAAGAGAGGATTTGTGCGTTAGAGTTAGCATTGTTCTACCTTTCGTTACAAGAGTAGACATTGTGTCCGATGAAGACGATTTAGGAAAGATTAGCGAGTTGCTTGAACGAATAGCGGATCCAAACATAGTGAAATCAAGAGTAAGGTTCTATACATACAAAGAATTTCTAGGTTGAAAAATTGCCAAAAATAAGTCTCAGAATGAAATGTAGTTCTTGTGGTCATTGGAATAGAATTCCAGTAAACAAGATTTTCATTGAACAACCTTCTTCAGAGCCTAAGGTTAAAGTTTTCATTCCCATGTATTTGCCTTTGCAGGTTTCTAAATGTGAGAAATGTGGCGAAGTCATCGCTCAGCCAAAAGAACTTATAAAGATTGTGAAGAGTGTGGAAATTTAGGCTTTTAATCAAGGTGTGTGATTTTCTTCAACGCTTGCCAAGCCTTTCTTTTCTCGCCAAAGGTTCCGCAGAACAATCAGCTTAGCCTGATAGAAGTATCCGCCTTCACGGAGCTCTTTCCGTTCCGCCGTTATAGCCTTGAAATCCTCGCCCATCGTTTTCGCCTGCTCCATCTGATAAAGCTCCTGCGCCTTCTCCCAAATCATAGGTCTTACCCAAGGCCAAAATTTACCAGGCTGCCTCTGCTTCGGCACTTAAATACCGCTCCATCGTTTCCTTTTCAGAAAAATAGGGGCAGGCGTCTGATGTTAGCTGGTGTTGTTTAGCGAAGGCTCGGAGCATTTGACAGATCTTATGCGGGGTTAAATGCTCTTTCTGTCGGGTGTAGCAGGCTCGTTCAGCCATGATTATTGGCAGAAAAGAAATGAGGGGACAGTTTGGACAGATCTTAGGTTCGGATTTCGACAATTTCTTCATACCTCAAAGTTTCTATTGCATTTTCGATTTTCTTGTCTGGAATGGGAATGTCTATAACGTAGTCTGCGATTTTTCTGGCTTCTTCTGTGGTTTCTGCTTCAACGATGAGGATTAATTCCACTAAATACTTGGGCATTGCTTTTCACCTTTTAACGATGAGTAAGTACATGCCGTTTATTCCCAGGTCTTGTCCTTTCGCCTTGGCTTCTTCATGTGTGAGCAACGCGTATTTTGTGTAACCTTCGGCCTTCGCCTTTTTCAAGACGTTGTTGATGACTTTTTTATGGGCTTCAAATTCTTTCTCATCTGGATAGTTTTCTGAAATTTCCTCCACGTCCATCTCATAGAAAATGTCGGCAACCTCGATGATAACCGCTTTCATGTTTTCAGTTAACTGTTGAACCTGCATACTTCTTCAGCTCCCTGGAATGTTCATACGTAACATTTTACAGATGTCCCTATCACTCAATGCGTATATTTTCCTCATTTCCTTTAACAAGTTTACAAACTCTTTTTCACTTATTATTTTGTGCATTTTTTCACTCTCGCCTTCTAACTTTGTCGGCTTTTCTAAAAATGAGTTAGAGCTGCTTCCAAGCTAAAATTAAAGCTTAGAAAACGGGCTGATTTCACGTTTCGGTGCAGAAATGCTGATTTTTCATGTGAAATTTAAAAATTGAGAAGCCTACTTTTCAGTTTTCAGCGTGAAGTTGGCATGAACCAGAATGAGAGCACGTGCTATCATATCACAAGTAAGATATACATGCAAGATAATAAAATATCGTAGTGGTGTTGTTAAATGGAGGAATTGAAATCGTATTTTATCAGGCATACGAATAAAATTCTTGTTGATCCTGAGAAAATCAAGGAAATTTGTGCTAAGGGTAAGGTCGCAATACACTTCCCTGGCGGTGGAAAGGAAGATTCAAAAAGCATTGAACCAGAAGATTATTACAAACCGGGTGACAAGAGAGCAATTAAATGCTTCAAAGAACTTGAGGAAAATGGTGGCTATATTTGGGCTGAATATTACACTTGTCCCGAGGAAGTAAAGATGGGAAAAATAAAGCCGAACAGTGAAGTGGAATACGTTGAAATAACATGGTCAGAGATTTGTAAGAATCCTGAACGTAAGAAAGGCGATAGGGCAATATTGAAAACGCTTCAAATGGAAAATGTAATAACACATAAAAAAGGCGAGGTTATGGAGTTGGTTGGAGCAAGACCGAGGATGTGCACTATTACCAAATGGAAAAACATCAAGGATCGCCTAAAATATTATGTTGAGGGCAAATCAATTCCTGAAAACTGGGACAGTTTAATCACCGAACAACAAGAGGCAGTTTGCGCCGAATATTTAAGGAACCCAGATATTGAAAACTGCCCCAAACTTGATTTCCTACTGTTACCAGTAGGAAGAACTTTACAGGATATAGACATTTACGGTTGCGCCAGCGATGGGAAAAAGATCTTTGCGCAAGTTACATACGAGAACATAGGCTCCAATAATTGTAAGCAAAAATTGGAAAAACTGAAGAAGTTCAGTGGAAAAGAAAACCATCTGATCCTTTTCTGCAACTGCGAGGAGGACAATGGACGGGACGATGTCTTAATAATCCCCGTGAAAAAGGTATTTGAATGGTTAAAAAAGAACGAAAAGTTTTTCGGCAGTATATTCCATCATCAAAATTAACTACTTTACTAAGATTCGTTTCGCATTAAAAAAGGCAAGGGCTGTTCCTATTATGAGGCATAGGTGTGTGAAAAAGTTTGGCGTCGTGAACAGTATTACAAACACTCCGAGAGATAGAATCGATACGCCAACAATTAAGCCTAAAACTGGAAGGATTAACTCAGTTTTTTGACCATACATGAAGCTGCTATAGAGAAAAGAGAACCCGCAACCGGCTACCATGAATTCTGGGGAAATCAAGATTTCTGGAACGGGAAAACCAAGCACAAAAATAGTTAAAGAGAAGACCATTGCTAAAACCCAAACAACCAGAACAACAAAACCAGCCACTCTCCAAACCACTTTGAAATTACTGAGAGAGCCTTTTTGCTCAAACATAAGAACCCACCGCTAAAACATGTAATATTCAAGAAGCAAAACATAAAAACGTTAAGACGGTTCGATTTTCTTCGTTTTCTGTTAAAAATTGACGAAAAACCGCGAAGAACGTTAAAACATGCCAAATTTTACATTTTTAAAGCAACTCAACCCGTCAAATATTACTTACGTTTCATAAATCTTTGTTCCATTTTGTCTTCACTTTTGGCCATTCTCAAGGCTTCTTTTGGATTTTCGGCATGGGGACAATCGCTCCAAACGGCAGGCTCAACTTCGAAGCCTATGAAAATTTTTACACGCTTATGTTTTGGCGTAAATTTTTCAAAAACGCTCTTGCAGTAGGCAACAGCCTCTTCCCAAGACTTAATATCACTCATGTTATTTCCCTAGAATTGGGTTCTGTTGATTTACTTTCTAAATGTTTTGTCCTAGAGAAACATTGGTTTTCCACTGTTTCAATGATTTGGATCCGCAATGCTTGCATTTTGCACGTCCGGCATCAACATCTTCACGCTTCAATGAGCTTATATATCCACATTTCCCACATTGATATTTGATGCTTCCTTCCCGCTCCAGTTCCTCTTCGCTCTTAGCGTTGTGCTCCTCGAAATAATGTATTGCCATTTCAACCAATCTGCGATGCAGTTTAGGATGCCTCTTTACAGAGAAATTTCATGCATGCATGCATCCAATTTTCCAATTCGTACCAAAAGACTTTCAATTTGGTTTCGCCAGATTCTCCTGGCTTCATATTCTCTAACGCTGTTTCCAAAATAGATAAACCTTCGTTTGCAGAAGAAAGCCACACACTTTAATTAAACGTGCAAGTCTTTCAAGACTTACTTTCTTTATCTCCTCAACGTAAACTTTCTTATGTCCGAAAAGCAGATGCGGAAAGAAGTATTTCATGAAGCGTGTATGGCAATGTTTAATGAATGCTTCTCTAATTGTTTGTATTTTTGCTTCGCTTAGGGTTTGGAGCTTGTTTAAAACGTATTTCTCGCTTCCGAGCAGTTGAATGTTAAAGCCGAGATGCTGAAGGGTTTCCGCAATCTTTAAGGCTTCTTTAGGCGGTGGCTGCTCGGCTATTTTCCTCATTCCAGCCTTCTCTGCAAACGGGTTATATTTGGCCATGACAGCGGGCATTTCCACGTAAGGCGTTCCAGCCTTAGCCAATGTTTCTTTTACAAGCTTAACGCCTAAGCCTATGGTGCGGTATTTTGGATGCACAACAACACGGCTTATAATGCTCAGCTTCTCATTCAGCTCTTTCATGCTCATTTTTGGCAAAACAAGTCTTCTTCCGAAACATGTTGGAGGCGGATAACAGTAAACGATAACTCCGCACAGTTCTTCTCCACGTTTCAAACAGAAGATTTTGCGAGGACCAACTATTTTGTGGCTTCGGTAATGGAAGCCCGAGAGGCTTCTCCAGTCTTTTGTTGTGCCTTCTTCGATTCTCATTTCTGAGACTAAACTGCATGTTGATTTCTCATTTCTGGGAAAATATTTTACGGAGATTTCTCTTCCGAATCGCTTATGAATATGCACGCTCGGGTTCAAATCTTCAAATAGGTCGGTGTGGGTTGTAGCTACTAAAACCGCTTTGCCTTGCTGTCTTGCGAGTTTCTGAAGGTTATATGCGACTATTTTCGCTGTGTCCCTGTCAAGCGTAGCCATAGCTTCATCCATTATCCAAAATTGAGCCTTACTCTCCATCATTTTCGCTATTTTGTAGCGGTATTTCTGTCCATCACTCAGCTGCTCATAACTGCGAAGGAAAAGGAAAGCATCGTTTAAGCCTACTTTACTGAGAAGCTCCAAGCCTTCCTCAAGAGTTTCGCCAACAGTTTCGATTAGTGGCTTGTTTGGTTCTGGCTGGATATTCGCAATGTTGATGCAGCTTAACTTCATGTCTTGTTTTATGTCTTTTTCTAAGGCTTTGAGTAGAACGCTTTTGCCTGAGCCTGAATCGCCAGTTATGTAAACGACGTCCGTTGGCCCTATTTTCAACTCAACATTATCATAAACCACGAACTTCTCCCATTGGTCAAGCCCAAGTCCGAAGCCTTCAGCAACTGAAACCACTCGCTCCGTTGGCTCTGGAGCTGCAGTTTCGTAAGCTAGGTTAATTATGAATTTCGCTGTTTCCCGATCATACCGGCGAGCGTATTGACATATGCGGAAAAACTCGTGTCTTCTCACCTTCCAGCACCTTCAAATTTACGTTTCAAAACCTTGTCCCTTAACCGCTGCAACTTGTTAGCCCTACGAGGTATAATGGAAAGGAAGGGCTCCGGTTCAGCTCCAGTTGATGCAAGGCAGGCGAGGGCGATGGCCCAAAACCGGTCATCATGTGTTCCTTGAGGATGAGAAAAACTGTAAACTTCGCTTCCCGGCCTCTGCTCCCACTGCTCACAATTCAGTTCTGCCTGCACATCCATGTCAAACGGAAGCTCAAACTGTCTCCGCGCCTCTTCAGGCGAAACCGTTTTATCAGCCTCTCGCACTGCCAACATTTTTTGCTTCAGATACGTCGCCATACCATGTTTTGAAGGCATGGTGAAGTCTACACCCTTCAGACTTGGGAAATCACACTTTTTAATTTCCTCATCCATCCCCAAGGTCCCTGTGTGATCATAGTAAACTCCGCAGACTGATTTCCAACGATCACATAGCGATTTTATGTAGCCCATCTGTGTAACATAGGGCGTTCCAAGTTGGAACCTCACACAGTGAATTAAGGCTAAAACATCAGCACGCTTATCAACAACGGCTATGGCGCCTGGATCTCTCTCTCGCCCTAAATCCCAGCCAATGTAAAATTCACCGCTAATATTGTCTTCAAACTGTGCGAAGTTCAAATCTTCATTTTGGCATTTGATAATTAGGCTACTTGGCAAGAAGGCGGTTTCATCATCCACAAAACTGCATTCCATTTCCCTTTTCCAGCGCCAAACTTCGCCTCCATATTGCTCCCGCATAACATCAACTTGCTCAGAATCAAGAGGCCCATTTGGTTTCAGAACTTGCTCCCAAGTGCGAAGGTATCGAGGTGGATCCTTTTCATTAATGTTACCGCTGAAAAATTTGAAGCCTTTATCATAACACATTTTCCAAAAAACGCTATCCTTGTTCCAGGGTGTGCTGGCGACATTAATGTAAACTGTCCGAGTCAGAGTCATGGGTAATAAGGCGCTTAACCAGAGATCCTTGTCTTTACGAATGAAATTCATCTCGTCAATGCTGATTTTTCGGGGTCCATGTCCTCTGATTGTGAATGGCTCAGGCACTTCAGCCAAAATTTTGCTGCCATTCCTAAAGCGGATTATCGTTTGCAGTTCTTCCAAAATTAACGCTTTGTAAATCTTCTTTTCCATTCGAGCTAAATGCTCGTGAAGACCCCCTTCGCCTTGGAAGTATATTTCTTTTATTTGTTGGTACTTGGGCATTATCACAAGAATTGTGGAGTTTGGAACAGTTGCAGCAAAATGTATGTCGCTTCCACTCATCACGGTTGTTTTGCCAGCTCGCCTGCACCAACGCAAAACTTTCAGCGGTGACTTGTCTTGCAGAAACTCAGCTTGATAAGGAAAGGGAGTAATACGCAAAATCTTTTTGAAAAACCCTATGGAATCCTCTGGAATAGGCAGAGGTTTTGGCTTCTCACGTTGCCTCTTCAACTTTTCAATTTCACGCCAAAGACTCTGCTGGCTATCAGGCAATCCTTTCCAAGAAACAGTCATTCGGGCGGAGCCTCAGCTTGCAACTTAGCTAAAGCCTTCTTAATCTCATCGAGATCGGAGAGTTTTTTCGGACGCAGAGACAAGCCTAGAAGCTTAGCAGCTAACTTCATGTATTGAAGCGCAAGCTTCTGTTTGTTTTTTTCAGCGAATGTCTGAGCTAACTCGAAACATTCAGCGGCAAATATTCGCATAATCTTGTCTCGAGCCTTGAAAGATTCCGCATCAACAAAATTTTTACTCTTAAGTTTCTTGGCGATTCGGCAAAAAGAACGGTAGATCACATGTTGAAAAAAAATATTTTTTTTAGTCATGCAACTCAAGCCTTCTGTCCAACAAAAATACCCATAACCGTTCCGCTCAGGCCTGTGATTGCTGCAAACACTTCGCTGTTCCACGTATGCAGAAAAGCTATGTGAGCAATCTCGAGAGCTGATAGACAAACAGTCATGCCAATCGCAAATTTCACGCCCAACACAAGCTTCTCATTCGGCTGCACAACAATAATTTCTGTCTTTCCCCTAGAGCCTTTACGCTGAACGGTTTTGGTTAAAGCCTTTTTAATCCAGTCTCTCATGGTGATTCCTCAACCTTTCTTGACGTTTAGGACGTTTCGGAAGAGTCCGCCTACCGCCCAGCAAGAAACTGTTTAACAGTTGCTGAGCCTCCTCTCTGCTTATGTATTCCGCTTGGATTACTTTGATGTTGACGCCCCAAACAAGCGGTATAGCGGTATAGTCAATATCGAAAATGCCATCCGCATATCTGAAGTGGTTTTGGCCTAAAATAATGTGTTTATCAGCGTCACCAAGCAATCCTATAAAAATGCCGATGCTAAACACGGGAACATCTATTCCAGTACGCCCTCCACTCAAACTTTTGCCTATACTGGCATCGTGCCAATCCACACGGATAAGGCTGCCTGGCTTAAGGCTTTTAATCTGCTTCAAAATCTGCTTATTCATCATCACATCAACCTCGCAATTTTGTGTCTACTCAAATGATCAGTCTTGCTTTTGAGAGCATACACATAGTCAGCCAGAAGCGGAACCTCACGACCCAACTCAAGCGTAATCTCAAGCGTTTGAGTCCTGGCATCAACGTAATATTCGACGCTGAGAATCCGAAAATCAGCGTTTACGTTTTCATTGGGCAGAACCACATTGATCTTATCTGCTGGAAATAGAGGTGTGGTTCCATAGTCGATAATCGTGCTGCGGACTGTAAGGTATTCCGCTGGGTCCTTCAGCTGAGCAAGAATAGCATTAGCCCGCAACAAGCATTCGTTGTCACTTCCCAGTTCCTCATCTGTGTCCGTGAGTTCCCTCAGTCCATATGCTGATTGGCTTGCACTATTTTCTGCTACAGCGGAAAAAGCACAGTTTAGAAAACCGAAGTCACCATCCCACAAAAAGTATGAAGTAGCACCGACACAATTTGCAATAAGTTTCAACATGCTAATTTGATTCCACTGCGGATTCCCCGCTCCTACTGTCCAAGCTGCACTAGGATTATTTTCAGCATCATACATATTGCCTGACCCTAAAGCCAGCGACAGCAGCGCCCAAGTGTTTATGCAGTTGTTTTCCAGAAACGATTTGATGTCCGCTTGAAAATAGTTGCTCCAATCAGGAGCAGCTAATCTAACGTACGCATAGCCACCGCCCAAATTGCCAGGCATCCGAGCCCACACAACAAAAGTTTGAGGCTTAACCAAAGTGTCAAATGTACGATACACACTGGCTACTCCGCCTCCGCTTGGAGTGTTCACTTGAAGACAGTAAGTTCCCTTTCTCTGCTGTGTAGAGTTTAAACTCATAGACCCTGAGTCACATGTCCAACCGTCCAGCGATTCACTCCAAGAATCCAAGTTTGACGGAAATTTTTTCCCTTGAGAACCATAGATTTTGATTTTGTTTCTTACGCAATGAATGTCCTTACGGTATTCGCTAGTCTCAATCTTCTCACTCAAACTCACGGAGCTACTTTTACTGTTTCTAGCAAAAAACTCGAATTTCCCATCTGGAGCCACGCGAAAATCAAAGCCTATGACGCCAGCCTTATCTGCTGATCCAGCAATGTACTTTAGAATGTCGAAGACAGGCGTGTTTTCATACTCCAATTTAGTGTAAGTGGTATCCGTGTCTTCCACCAGCTCTGTTGCATCACGAACATGACTCAAACCAGAATAGTAATCCAGCAAATCCTTAACGATGGCTTCGCCCTTCTGATTAGAATACATTTTCGTAACAACTCTGCGGAAAAGTTTTTCACCCCAACATCGACCAGACACGCGTAGATAATTCTCATTGGGACTTGACTCACATTTGATGCTCTCGGTCCTCGTAGTAATGATCTGCGGAACATTTGAACCTCTGCCTATGCAGATGTAGCCATCACTGCCAACGTTAATCGGATAGGTCCCGCCTGGACTGTACTTTTTATCCCAATTCTGCAGAAGCAACTCCCAACTGCTAACCTCTTTCGTAGCGCCTAAATGCACTCTGGCTTCGATGATGTCACCTTGAGGAGGCGCGACAGAACCTAAGGCTACGGTTAGCTTTGGAATGTCAACGCTCAAGGAGCTCCCTCAACTCCCCGACGGTAAAGCTCAGATTCACCCGCACGCTGAATACTACGAGTACGAGAAGGCGTTTCAGCACTTGCCTCATTGAAGCTTTGAACACTGGAAGTCGCAGCATTCATACTACTTGCAAAAGACCACATGGCAGCTGCAGCAGCGATAATAACTGCGATGCCGACCCCTGTTAAAGCCAAAAAGGTCGCGTAGCTTATATTTAAGGAGTTTTGAGCTGCAGTCGCAATCCAGCAAGCTGCAGCATAAACCTTCTGAGCAATAGCCACCCCGACGCTAGTCCTCATAAACATGCCCATAACCGTGACAACCATCATGGCAGAATTGAAAACCCTAGCCTGCTCATCATTCAACAAACCGAACTCATGCGCAATATGACCTATTACCGTGCCAGTCGCACCTAAACCAGCGATAGCAGCGCCAAGGCTCTTTATCCGCACGCTCAAGGCTTCAGCGTCTGTCTGTATCCTAGAGAACTCCGCACTTGCCCTATTGACCGCTCGAATTGTAACGGCAATTTCACGAAAGCTCATAAACCAGCCTCCGATTTGGCCTGCTCAATGGCGCCAATAATGTTCATTTCGAGACTTGGCAAATACTCTTGGATGCCCGGATAGAGATACGGTTGCGCTCGCATTCGCCTAGTCCCCAATTCTACGAAAAGAGCGTAAGTAGCTTCAGCTCCTATCTCAGCAACCCAATCCTTGATCTTGGCATAGATTGAGCTTCTTAAATGACCTGTTCTTACTGGAGCGTTTCGCATGGCTGCAGCCTTAACATCACTAGCCCAACTATGTAAGTAGCGGTAAACCTGACGTTGCATGCTACTGTCAAACCGTTCCATAGCAGCTTTGAACCCTTCAACGCCTTCGACATCACAGGTTATTTCAACGGCCACGTCTTTTCGCCTCTCTTTCCGCTTTTTCCTTCTCTTCCTCCACCATTTTGTCTAAGACGTTGAGGATGACGATGAATTGCTGGACCGTTTTTGCTGGCTGCCTTGCAAGCTGTGTTGGGGTCCACCCGAAGGCTTGACAAAGCCGAAACTCTGAAAGAGCCGGATGCGGCTTTCCTCGTCTAATTGCGAGAGTAAAAAACGGACATCCTCGTGGCTCATGCCATTGAGTTTGTTTGCAACCTTTGAGAGTAATTCGCCAAGCTCTATTGGAACCCCGATATCCTCACCCAGAAGCTTTTCAAGTGAAATAGGCTTGCTCTCTGGCTGCTCCTTGAGGCTAGCCCAGATGGTCTCTGCTTGGATTGCTATGAAGTCGCTGCTTTCAACTTCACCACTTATTTTGTTGTATTTAGTGTACTTCTGAATGATGCGATTCCGCTTAGCCCAAGTGATTTCTTGGAATACATAGCGTCCAGTGTACTCTTTGCCAAATCTTTCGTCAACTTCAATGTTTTCTGTTCGCATTTTGAATCATCTCCATAACAGCTAATCGGTTTCTGATGGCTGTGTTTATGTCTTCAAGCACGATGTCTTGCATCCACTTAGGCATCCTAAGTATTCGCTTTCCAAGATTCTCCCACATCCTCATCCACTTCTTCCGCAACTCTGCCTCACGACCAAAATTCTCCAAAACACTAACTTCAACAGCCACTTCTGTTCCCCCTAGCTGGAGCTAATCGCAAGAGGACCCTTGGCAACAAAGCGAGCCTTAGCACAAATCAAGTCTTCAAGCCATTTTGAATGTGTTATACTGTCCCACTTGCAGTAGCTGAAAGTTGCCTTATTCGTTCCGCTTAATCCAAATTCCAAAGCAAACTCTGTATCGGCTAATGCCTCATCCATTTCAGCCTTGCTTTCAAACTCGAACGTCAGTTCTCCGCTCAGCTCTCTGTGACCGAATGGAATGTACTTCGCAAGATAACCGCTTGACGTGCGAATGACAGGTACTCTTCTCGGATTGTTTACAATGTCAAATTTCCAATCGGTAACACGATCCAGAACCGTTGTGTCCTTCTTCACATAGCTTTCATGGAAAGCAACGGCGCCAGCATGGTCCGTATATGTCGCACCCGTAATCTTCGCTGTTCCCGTCTCTATGTCTTGACCCTCAAGCTCCATAACTGCTTTGATAACATCTTCGATGCTACATTGAACAGAGACCTTGCTGATTCGCATGCCCTTGAATAAGAGCGAGAGGATATCCGTGGCAGAAGCGAAAACTCCCTTATAATAGATCACTTGACAGCTGAGGCTCTTATCTAGGTCCATCTTAGCCCATTGAAGCAACTCGATAGGCGCTGCAGAAGGCAACACATAGCCAACCTTGAGGCTGGGCTTCCGAAGGCCCTTCTTTATTACTTGCAGGTCGTAGCTGCCAGCTCCACGCAATTTGAGGTTGCTGGGGTCGAATCCCGGGTCGATGACGTCACAAGGCACGCTCAGCATGCTCGGGTTTGTTGGCGTAGTGCCAAAGACAGTTTCGGCCACGTAGTAGAACCGCTCTTCGTCCACTCCATACGTGTCAACCATTTTTTATTCATTCCTCCATGACTAAAATACTCCTGAAATTGATTCGAAAAGCCAACCCTTCAAGAGAAACTCAGCCCTGAAAAGGTATGGCTTAACATCCGTGACGTCTATGTTCCTATAGCTGATCACGTCACAGAAAGTAATTCCATAAACTTGAAACGTACATTGGACAAAATCACAATAGAGGACTGCAGGCGTTGAGCCATCGCTCGGATTCGTGGTTTTCGCCAGAAGCCAAACATAACCATCCGAGTCGATGTAGTCGGTCCAGTTTGAAGAGATCGTGATGGTCAAGGTCTCATCTCCCCCGCCTGTTCCGCTCTGGGTCTGCTGCCATGCTGAAGCGACATGATTCCAAACCTTGATTGTGGCGCCGTTTGCTCCAGGAGCAGTTCCATAACCCTCAAAACTCAGCATGATCTTTTTGACGCATTGCTCTCGAGCGCCTATCTTGAACCTGAAAAGCATGAGGGCATATTCATTGCTTACGCTGTGACTCTTGGAAAAACGATCATCATCACTGCTCCAAAGCTTCTGATATTCCGTGTTTGTTAATTCTGTCCATGAAGCACTCGAAGGAACAAGCTCTGTGGCTGCACCTGCAGCAAAAGCCTTGTGAGGATCTCCACTCGGATATCCAAGCCCATAGAAATTGTAAACTGTCTGATATGGCAGGTTTCGGTTCTCGCGGATAATTGCGTTGATCTGTGCAGTTACCTTATCCCGCATGACCTTGCCCGCATCAGCTCCAGGTGTTGCTTTGTCGACTGTGTAGATATTGCAACGGAAAGTCATATGGCGACGTCTCAATCGACCAGCAAGCTCAAGCTTCTGATCGATGCTACTATCAAGCCCTACCGTGATCTGAGCATCATACTGTTTGAGAAGTTCTCGATCGTACTGTTCCTTTGTAGCCAAGATACTTGCAAGAGAACCATTATCCTTGACGACTTGAATCCTCGTAGTAATCAACCGCAGAAGAGTTATGACAGGATCTTCGAGCTCGCTCAAGTTGCCAACAACCTCCTGGCGATTGATTTGAAATAGATTGTCTGGTTCTCGTAAGTGAAGGGTTGCAGAGTTTGAATCTCGTAGTCCTCGCCCTTGCGACGTATCTTGTCATGATTGCGGACTGGCACAAAAGTGTAGAAGGCAAGATAGTCGTTAAGCAGATACCCAGCCTCAAGAAGAACCTCTTCAGCTCTCACAGGCGAAACAATCGCCAAAACGTCCAGGGGCTCGCCATAGGAAACAATCTCGACAGCTTGACGGACTGGATAAAGCAGGACAGCCTCGCCTTTACTATTCAAAATTTGCGTGAATTTCGTTAGGGGCTCCTCATAATTCAAAAACATCCTAGCTAACCAAGTGACGTTTGCCATAGCCTTCTGCGCCGTGATCGGACTATAATCCGTGAAAACAGGACCCCAATAGAGAAACTCATCACTATATTTTGAAACCACGTCATGAGCCAATTTGAAGCTTGGCGGATCTCTTTCCTTGCGAATTTTCCAAAGGATTCCTGTGGTTATCGCATCATAATAGGCGCATGCAGGAAACCTCGTGACCACGTCAATGTAGCCTGGCCAACAGACCTCTGGCCAATAAGCAGGATATTGCCCCGAAGCCCTAATGGTTTGGACGAAATTGTAAACTCTCTGGCACGTGAGACTCCAAGCTTCATAAGTGTATAAGCCTAAAAGAGCGAAGCTCACAGGGTCATCATAAACTTCAGTTTCGTTAATGCCTACCCTATGCCATTTCCCATCGCCGAAAGGCTTAGGGTCAAACCACAAGTAAAGTTCTTCAAAGCCATCACGCAGGAAACCAACCGCATCAGCCATCATTGTTTCATAGCGTGTTTTGTTAGCCGTGTCATAACTTTCCGCAAGCATTTGCAACCCGATAAAATCGTAAAGACATTCAATGTCCATCGGTTGAGAGTAATCAAATCCCCATTCTTCGAAATAGAAATCCATATTTGAATATATTGTCCAAGTGCTTCCATCCGCTGAATAAACCACCGTTCCACTCGGATAACTGTCCACAGAAACAAGCCAAACCAGTATAAAATCCGAACTTGTAGCATTTGGACATCTGATGATGATTGCGTACTGAACACCTGCTTCAAGAACGACCCCTGCACCCAACGCTATTTCATAGACAGCTCCATATTGGTCAGTTGTTAAAGTGTTACCATCCATAGTTCCAGAACATAAATCTCCGCCGACTGGTTTTCCATCAGTCGTGTTTCTGATTGAAATCAGAATAGTTCCCGGAGAACCCGCCCTACTCAACCTCAGCTTAACAGACTCAATTTTATGCGTGTTCTCAGGCGTAAAAGTTTCCGCCAAATGACGATTTGGACCATTATCGAAATCCCAGTCACCTGTCACGGTTACAATGTTTGACTCGAACATCGCAGACGTAACATACCGTGCAAAACCGCCATAGTATTTGTCGTGAATGCTTAACTCACTTGGCTTGTGCTGCATGTTATAGAGAAAAGTGTACCCCGCAAGTTTAGCAGCATCAAGATAACCTGAAGTGCCGACCAGAGCATACGCCTTAAGCAAGGCAGGAATAACACGACCCGCATCGATACTGTAGTATTGAGTTGAAGATTCGCCGGATTTGAACCCGCCATACGCCTTCGTCGCTGGATGTGTGCATTGCTGAGTCAAAAGCCAATCAGCTAGGCTCGTTATTTTTGAGAGAATCTCCGCTTGCTTGGAAACGAATTGAGTAGCAGAATAAGCCTCGTAAAGAAACTCGACAGCAAAAGCAGCTGGGAAAGCACCCTTTCCATAATCTAAGTCGGCATGATCAACCCTTCCGCCCTTCGCCACATAATAAGTGTACGCCAGATTGTTTTTCATGGTCACGACATTGCCAGCCACTGAATCAACTTCATTCCATTCGCTGTGAGCTGAGTCTTTGATTTCGCAGGGCATGCCAGCGCTAAACTTAGTGCCATCTGCAACCGTTACGTTCTTTTGTCCAGCGGGCGGGTCCTGACTCATGGCTGTGGCTATCACGTAAAAGTAAGGAGCGTAATGCATTATGAATTGATAATAAGCTTCGGGAACTGTTCCCAATATCACGCTCTCCCAACATAAGGCGTTTTCAGTTTTTCCAAAATTCGTTCAACTTCAGCCTGCAAAACATTTAACGGTGGAGCATTGCTGAGAACACTTACATTTTCGTCTCCAAGACTGAAGCTTAATCCAACAGCGGAGCCTCCCGTGAGATAGCAGATAGCGTAGATTGCTGCCAGAACCGTGATAAACTCCTTTTCTGCATCCGAGCAATTGTTATAGTCTATTTCTTCGTCAAGCTCCAGTTCAAGCGTAACCTCAGCTCGCTTAATCATCTTCAAAACCTTAACGTCTGGAACGCCTGCAGCATTAACATTAATCACATCTCGAACGTCATCAACGCTAACAGACGCCAATAAATCCAGCTCCTTTTGCGGTCTAGCCCATTTTTCTATGCTTTAAACCGAGAAAAAAGCACAATTTAAAGAATTTTCTTAAAGAATAAGCCTGAAAAAATAAGTTTTTCCCAGAAGCTACGAAAAAATAATGCGCGTTTAGAAAGGCTTAAAATTTAAGTTAATCGACGATTAACCTTGTTGCGTTAAACGAAAAGGTGAAAGGTTAAATGCCGTTTAAAAAAGGAAGCAGATTTCCTCTTGACCAAATTATTTCTGACTACAAACAAGGAACGTCTATAGAAAAATTAAGCAAAAAATATGGCATTAGTGTCAGTAACCTACACTATCACTTTTCTACACAAGGTTTGATACGTTCTCATAGTGAAGGTTTGTGTCCAGATGGATGGCACAAACTAATTAATGTCTCCCATTCCCAAACAAGGTTAATTTCGATTCCGTCATCCTTACTTAGGGATGCTGGATTTGACCCTGCAGATGAACTTGTTGGTAAATGGCGTGTCAGGAGACAAAAGTTAATTTTGGAAATAAAGCGGAAAGAAGATTAATGCCATTCCGTGTTAAACGTCACTCACTCAATATGATCTTAATCCAAACAAAAAAGGGAATTTGGCAGCTAAAAGACAAATGCCAATCTAAGCTGTTGCCGGTGGGCCTGTCGCTCTTGGTATCCAGCTTAACTTTTTTGCAATTATCTTCGCACTCCAATAGAGCCAAACGCTTAAGCAACCATTCGCAAGCCACTCTGAAATCTGTGCATAAGTCCATCCACCATAGATTGTAGCAATCCCAATTATCAAGCTGATCAGGAAGGTGTAGATGAACTGAACAAGCTTAAACTCCTCTGGAGGTGTCGACTTTAAGTAACCAAAGATGCAAGTTACCAAACCCACCAGAACAGCTATAGGCGCAGCGTATCCAATGCTTTTAAAGACTTCATAGATTGGTTGGAACCCTGGCGTAGGTACGGATTCGCCCTGAGCAAAAGCCAAAGGCGCCGAAGCCATAACCAAACTTGCAACCACAAAGAAGATAACCGCAAAAACCATTTTCCTCATTTTCCATTTTCACCTCCTACTCCCACCTCTTTCGGGTGAGCATGAAGTAAGTATCCGCTTCCCAGAAGGTCAGCTGAAATTGAGGAGAAAGGAAAATCACTTTTTAACCTCCTGAGAAGCATTGGACTGCTGCTGAGGCTCCCACAACTCCCAACCAAACTTAACCGCATTCTTCCGAAACTCTTCTGAACGGATTAAACCCAACTCAGCAGCATGAATAAGGTCTGCCGCTATAACTTCAGGAGTTTCTGGCGTTCCCCAATTAAGGCGGACCTTAGCTTCTGCAGGATTGAAGCCTGCTTGATTCAAAATCACGTCGAAAATGTCTCTTTCCACTTGACGCTTTATGTAACGTTGAACAGGATTGATAATCATGTCCTGGAGCTCCAAGGCTGCTTTTGCTGAAGCCTCTGTGAAGCCAGGTGTACTAAACAATCGTGGGAGAGGAGTTTCACATCCGAGGTAAAACTGGTTAACTATGTGATCGATGTAATATTCAAAACGAGACCTGGGATCAATCGTCACTGGGTTAACGCTTACATTTTTGGCGCCTGAGAAAAGCCATGCACCCTCTTCAGGAGCATTTTTTATCGCAGCCTCAAACTTTTCAATCGTCTCTTTCTTCTGTCCTTCCAATTGCACAACAACATGAGGCCCTGCATACTTAAGAAAAATATTCGGTATCAGCTTCTCAATTTTTGACTTCATCCAAGCGTAGGCAGGACGTTTATCCGAGTTAATCGTTAACGTATGAAGCAAAACTTGTAGAATGCCTATGCCAAACGCTGACTGCCCCACACAGTTAATTCGCCAATGAATAACAGCATTGGGGTTAAGGCTTTTATCACCATAGGCACGTCCAAGCTTGAAACTTTCCACTTTGTAAGGAATCTTTAAACTATCTTGTATGTAACTCTGCTCAATCTTTTCCACTACATCTATGGGCAGCCTGTGTAGATCAGCCAAATTTTCAGGCGTAAGCTTAAGCCAAAAATCATTTCCGCATGCAATAAGGACACGAGCCATATCATTGAGAAGCCCATCCAGATTCACATCTTCGTTAAATTTGTCCACTACACGCTTAGCCTCTTCAGCCCTCTCATACTGTTCATTAATAGTCGTGTAGAAGCCCATTCCCACGCTAGAAGCAGCCAGCAAGTCAACACTAGCCTTACACGTCGGGTCCCTTTCATAAAGCGTCATAACATCAGCAAGCGGAATAAGCGCTGTCTCACTGAAAGTTTTCGCATTGGGATAAGCATATCCTGAAGACTGCTTTGTAAAAGCCTCTCGCAACCGACTCCATAAACTTGGCTTTTTAATGTGAGGCTGAGCCATTTAGATGCCCTCAAAAAACCGTTTACCCTTATCCGTGATACGGTACAGTGCACGATGTTCTCTTCCTGTTTTCTCGACGTAGCCATTCTCAATCAAATATTGAAAAATAGCCTCGAACGTGCTGTGAGTCCCACACTCGATTATTGCTTTTTTCTCAAGTTGAGAGCGAGACACATCGCTTCTGCTAAGTTGATATAAAATGATTTTTGCAAGCGCTAATCTTTCCTTCAGTTTTTTCATGTTAACTGGACCTCAACAGGTTTTTGCGTACTATAAAAGGGGGAATTATCTGAGTGTGCAGCAGTGTTATTACAGACCATCAGAATCTGCAAGTCACGTCTGTCATCCATGCCGTAAGTGTTAGGTGCCAAGTTAGGAGTGTAAGGCACCATTAAGGCGCCACACTGAGGACAATATTTCCAGCAGTCACAGACAACGACATCTTTATAGTCGGAGTAATGCACTTTTCCGCACTTGCTACATTTACCGCTGAACCTTGCCAATTTCCAGTCTAACCTTGGACAGCTAAGTTTACGTTAATGTAGTTTTGATTCCAGTCATACGGGCAACTGCATTGCTACGCAGAACACCTAAGCCAAAGCGTGTTGTACCTCTCACGCCGTATTCGCCTGTTTTAACGTCTTCCCAGTCTTCAACAGTTACATCTCTACGCAACAGCATAACAGCAGCCACTCGAGTATCAATTGCATAAGCAGTTCCATTAGATACAAGAGTGCTAGCTTGAACTTTCATGCCCAAAACACTTGTGACAATGCCCTGCTCAAGATTCGTCTGGCCAGAAGGTAGATACTGGGCATGGATAAACTTGTCATCGTTCAACAATTGATGCAGTTGCATCTCGTTAATCGCTAGAACTGTAGGACGCCAGTTTTCGCCACGCACAGCATTATGCAACGAAAGCAACTTAGCCCAATCAAGTACAGCGCCACCACCAGCCAGTTCAGACCCACCAGCCAAGTCGCCCCCCGCAATTGCAGCGTAAAGCGCAATAATCTTGCTTGTTTCCTTTTCGCCCAGAGCTCTTCCAACATTTTCGACAGCGTTATCCATCACGTTCCAAGTCGCATCTTCAATGTATTCACGAGTCCATTCATCAGATGCATCGGCCAGAATGTTTGTGCTAATATCAATAGTGCTTTTCTTTTTTCCACTCAGCCTAGCGACAGCACCCTCAGCATACTCGTATGCAACTGCCCCTACGTCAAGCGGAAAACGTTCCATAACCTCAGTTGTAGGTCGAACCGTAATGATGTTCCTGCCAATAAGCTCAGGCCACGCCGCTTCAACAAGAGTGTCATGCATCCTGCCCAAGGCGCCAGCCATATCACTAAAAAAGCCTTCCTTGATGCCTCTATCGCAATACCTTTTGAAAAATGGATGCGCCGTTGCCTTTTCCTTCAGCTTCTCGTAAATCTGCTTGTGTTCACTGTCTTTCTGCATTAGGCTTTCAAAAAGTTTAGGCTTCATGGCAAATCACTTATCCACATAGATGAAGAGCAAGTCGTCAGCACCTGTTGTTGTTTCCAGAGCTGTCCCAAGTTTGCGGTTATAATATATCGAGTAGTTTGCTGTGCCACCCTCAGCGATAGCCTGATCTGCAAACATAAGTATTCTTTTAGAAGCGTCTCCACCCATAACCGCTTTACCACGAGTTATGGCGCCACCAGCCTTCACTTTCACTCTTCCACGCATCAGAACAGGGCACATCGCTCCTAAAGCAACAGTTTTCACAGCGATACCAATGCACTCCTGAGCTGCAGCTGCTGGGCTAACTTTGTCATCAGCACTCAAATAAACAGGGTCGCCTTTGGTTATGATTGCTGCAGCCTCAAAACTTTCAATGATAGCGTTTGGATCGTCTGTCTCGCCTATCGCCATCCAAGTCTTACCCGAAACGTCAGCCATTAGACATCACTCCAAAAAGTTATTTTCGCTTTCACCGAGTTCGTCCTCGGCTACTTGCGGTCACACGAGATGACCTTGATTTTTTCTTAAATTTGGGAACCTGAATCAACTTTGAAATTTCAGCAATTTCGTAAGCTGATTTATTCGCTATTGCAAACGCAATCTCATCCATCTGCGAAGGAGACAAAGGCGGACTGTACTTCGCCAAAATGCCTTTAATTGTATCCTTATCCACTTTTTATCCTCTCTTTCAACTTCAAAACTTCACTACGTATCGCCTGACATTCCCGTTGCATGCCCATTGTACTCCGCTCAACCGCAGGACTCGGCAAAAGACTCTCAAGAATCTTCACAGTTTCTTCCACAGGCATGGTTTTAGGCGGATTCTTAACAAGCCCACCCGGAGGCTTCAATTGTTCAATTGTTTTCTGGGCTTCAGCAAGCTTACTCTCCGTTTCAGTCAACTTAGCCTTAGTTTCACTGAGCTCCTTACGCAAAGCCTCAGCCTGATCCGTTAAGCCACAAACCTCGCTAGCAATGTTAAGCTCCTTAGCCGCAACACAAAGCTTCTTTTTCGCCTCAGCCTTGCCCTCAGCACTAATATCCGTCTGATCCAAACGAGCTAAAGCGTTCCGCACATGGTCAGCATCCAAATTGCCTTGCGCGTTTTTGTAAGGCAAATTTCGCAGGGTTCTCGGAACAGTTTTACCTTGCTCATCCTTCTCTCCGCCTGGGGCAATGTAGGCAAAAGCGGAATCTGGCAAATCATTGATGTATGCCGTATCCCACTCCGCCTCAGAAACTTTCGGAGGCTTACCTTGTTCTTTCAACGCTTTCTTCACCTGCTCTTCCACAAGCTTTTTCAAATCTTCCTCTTTCATGTTTTCAATCCCTCTCGGCGTGTTCTGGCTTGCAGAAACACTTGCCGGGGCAACATAATTTGGATCTTTCATTTTCCGTAATTCCTGCCTTTTACTTTCAGCTATGGGCAACTTTTCAAAACATTCAGAACAGCAGCCAAGCCAAAACTCCACCGCATTCTTCCCACAGAAAACGCAAAACTCCTGCTGCTCCTTAGCCCTCTGAAGACTCTCCAAAATCTGCACATTAGTTTCGGGAATACCTGGCACAGCCACAAGGCTTAACTCAGCATTGTGCAACCCATGCGGAAGCTTGCCATCTACAACGTCAATCGCCTCATAATCCGCGCCCA